ACGCTTATTTGGTGTTAGATGTTACAAGTGGTTCTATCTCAAAAGGCGATGTAATCACTGGCGGTTCTAGCGGTTCAGTGGCTGAAATCTTTGGTGTAACATCAAGTGGAACTGGCGTTTGTGTATTAGCGGAAGATAATGACTTCACCGCCTCAGAGTCTTTCACGACAGACGGGGGGGCTAGTGGAACAATCACAACAATCACTCAAAACGGGTTGTACGATGTTTCAATATCGAACATTCGACTATACGGTGACGGGTTGTTGAACGACGAACCCATTATTGATCTAAACTTCGTAGATGAGTTTGTTATTGATGGTGTTGCTCGTGACTGTCCCGGTGGCGGAGTTATCTTAAAGAATTGTGATAACTTCAAAATGTCAATGATTGCTTACGAGAACATTGACTTTGGTGCAAAAATTGAAAACTCTAATGGAATCATAGAAAGTTTCGTTGCAGGTAACCGCACAGGATCGAATCAAAAATACGGGTTAGTTTTCAAAGACTGTGACACAATTGTTGTCGGTTCCTCAAAGCTAAATACAGCAATAAAAATGACAGGATCGGCAGATCGGATCGAAGTTACCGATTCTGATTTGTCAGTCCACGATATTGTAGATTTTGATGGTGTAGACGACTTTATCCAAACAACCTACGACTTTTCAGCTGACTTCCTTGCTGCGGATTCGATTCGAATTCAGTTTGTGTTGCACGAGGCGGAACCAGTCGGGAACACCCAGTGGATTTGTAGTTTCGGGCAAAGTTCAACTAATGCTGTAGCTATCATGCGATATAACGGTAATCTTCGCTTCGTAATGGCTACTGATGGTGCCATACGAGCCGCAATTGTCCCAGTGCTCCCCGGAGAATACGACGTTACGTTTGATAGAACAACTAACACTATTTCCGTAACTGATCCTATAGGGGCTACATTTGCTGATACTTCAAGTTCAGCAGGAAATGGATTGAGAGGTATCGGGGTATTTGTAATCGGCAAGAGGCCCGGACTCAATGACGGATTCCTAAGTCAACCTGTGTCGCAATTTGCATTGTTTATTGATGGAGTTTCCGTAAGTAGATGGAATGGTTTTGGTTCCACTAAATATCATTGGAGAGATACAGTAGGCTCTAATCATATGAGCCTGTCTGGAACCCCTACAACAAAGAAAGCAGTTTCTGATTATAACGAAACCGCTGAAGCAGAAAAACGTATTGGAGAGCGAAAGTATGGAATCAATAGCGTGACTTATTCTAGTGATGTTACAGTTGATTTTGACTCTAATACAGCAGATCAAAAGAAAATCACATTGACAGGTGATTCAAATATCACATTATCCACTCAGAGGGCTGGCTTTTATGCTCTAGTGCTTGCACAAGACGCCACTGGAAGTAGGGAAGTAACGTGGGTTACAGCAATTACTGGAACTGCACCTACGATTGCAACATCAGCTAATGCTCAAACACTAACAAAACTATTTTATGATGGCACTAGCTGGTTCTGGAGTTAAATATGGCAACATTTTACATGGCTACTGGAAGTGATTGGGCTGGTATACCTCTCACTTTTGTAATATCGAGGAGCACTACCCAACTAGGTACTATATCTGCCACAGAGACTGAATTGGCATCAGGGCAGCTTGTATTTTCTGGAGTTGTTGACACTTCAGGCTTTTCTGATGGCATAGCCTTATTGTCGCTCATTGATTCTTTTGGTAATCTAGCTGCCTTAAACGAAATACACATCAAAGACGGTAGTGTAGTCGCTCCTCTGACTGACCTAACCAACATGATTACCGGAAGCGGGACGGACACGCCACAATGGACGGAAGATTCCGTCTCCAATACAGCTACTTTTTCTGTGATTGCTTCTGTCAATCAGGGTAGGAGACAACTATCTAATTTAGAAGCTTTTATAGGTGAAACATCAACAATAACAATTCCAACAATAGATACTGATGGTACACTACTTGATCTATCTGACCAGACTATAGAAGTCTGTTTTGAGTTATCGAGATTAGATAAGGCAACTGTCGCTGACGCTGATATAAACAAGTTTTCTGGTTATATTCAATTTGATTTACCTGCTGCTGCTGTAAATCCTGATTTTGTTTCAAGTAGCCAAGCATCAAAGAATTTACACTTTTCAGTTAGGCGTGTGGTAGATAAATACGTTTTTGCTTATGGTGTTTTCACCTTAAAATATGCTCCTTTGATTGGATAATAAAGATGAGCCTTTGTAAAATAAAACCTGAGGACTATACCTCCCTTCCTCAGGAGAGGAAAGCCGAGTATTGTCTTAAATGGAAATACGAAGGCATCTCTGTAAAAGATCTAGCAAAATTCTTTGATGTTTCTGAGAGAACAATCTATCTATGGCTTAGACAGGCCCGAGAATCAGTTCTGGAAGAACTAGAGGAGCAAAGACCTATCGATGTTCTTATTGAACACATGTGCTCAATTCAAAGATACATGGATATGTGCCTTTATCAGGCATCTCAGCATTCCGAAGAAAAGAACGAATATGATCCTACGAAGGATGAGATTCGTAAAAAATCCCCAGATGCTAAGGCTTTCAACGAATCTATGAGAACTTTACATCAGTTCCAAAAGACTCTAATATATCTACAACAATCCGTTGGAGTGCTGCCCAAAAAAGCCGAACAAATATACCACTTTATTTCTGATAATAAAGATAAGGGTACTGATGACAGCAAGGTATTAACTCTTGAGGAACAAAAGATAAGAGTTATTGAGCAACTACAATCGATTAAAGTATTAAGTAATCATGGAAAACAACCAGAACCAACTGTTCGAGACGGCGATTAGTGATTTAGACGAGCAAGAGCTAAAAAAGCTCTCTAGGCTTATAGAGATCCGTAACACTAGAATCAGGTTTGCAACAGAGTACCATAGAACTACTCGAAACGAACCAATGGATTTCAATAAATTTAGGCATTGTATTGCATGGTATGAATCTCTAAGCCCTCACATGGTTTTGATGGGTGCCGCCCAGATCTGTAAGTCTGAGTTCATGGTCATTAACATGCTTGCTACATCATATTGTGGTTGCAATGTCTTTTGTATTTTGCCTAAATATGAAATGAAGGAGTCTTACGTTCTTTCTCGTGTAAAAAGACCTATTAACCAATCTTCTGAGTATCAGAGTATAGTCAGAGACGGTAATATGAACTCTACCGTTACCTTGTCCTTTGGTAAGGGAATGCTCAGATTTGTAGGTGCGAACGTAGAGTCCGATTTTGTTGAATTCGCTGGCGACCTTTACTGCGTTGATGAAACAGATCAAGTACAGACTTGGGAAAACGTAGAACTAGGTAAATCTCGATTAGGCTCTAGCCAGTACAAGTTCCATATTTACTTATCCAACCCATCAACACCAGATGGTAAGATAAATGAAATGTACCTTAACTCAGACCAACGCAAGTGGATGGCCCCTTGTGCTAATTGTGGTGAGTTCTGCAACATGGATTGGTTTGACTCTGTAGTAGAAGCCGTATTAGATAGTTCTGGTAACGTCCTTAATTACAAATTACGAGACTCCGAGTGGCAGGCTGGCTGTGGGCGAGATATTCAAATTAAATGCCCTCACTGTAAAGTAGGTAATATCTCTAGGTTTGATGAGAGAAACCACTGGAAAGCCCACGCAGTTTCACTAGATAATATAGAAGGCTATCATGTTCCTTCTATTGTATCTCCTTTGGTGACTGTATCAGAACTTTATCATGAGTTCACATTAGGCTTAAGTGATCCCTCTAAGATGCGTTATTTCTACAATATGCGTCTTGGTCTTCCTTACTCAGCACAAGGAGCCTCAGTTAGTAATGAACTCCTCGATAAATGTGCTAAAGGGCCAAACCTAGTAATGCTGCCAGAAATGTCTTATGTTCCTGAGGATTCTTCTGAGGCCCCTTGTTCAATGGGAGTTGACGTTGCTTCTAGTCGTTTGGACGTTCGTATTAGCAGGAACAATAAGGGACGTAGAGAAGGTGTCTTTTTTGGTAAGTTGGATTCTAACACAGGTTGGGAAGACCTACACAACCTGATAGAACGATATAACGTAAAATGTTGTGTAATAGACTCAGGACCAGAATCTAAACTAGCTCAGGACTTCCAAGAGATAGCAAAATGCCAAGTGTGGCGATGTAAATACCTTGGTGAAGGAACTGAACGGGTACTTAAACGTAACTTTAACGAGATGATTATTTCTGTAGATAGAACAGAGGCTCTCGACCGGGGATATGCCCAGTTAAAGGCAGGTAAAAATATGCTGCCGAAAAACTACGAAAGTATTTACGGTGGACTTTATGCCAAAGAAATGACCGCTCTAGTCAGAAACTCCACTGAGAATAAAAAAGGCGTAGCTAGGTATGAATGGGTTGGCTCTAAGCAAGACCACTCGCGTCATGCCGATGTTTATGATCTTATCGCCTTTGAGGAAATGAATCAAGATACTTTAACCACCGAGTGTTTAACAATAGGTTAGTCTATGAAACAAAATAAAGAATATGAAGAACCTATAGTTACAGGTTGGATAACTGACTCTGACGACCCTCAGTTAGAGATACAATACTCAGGCTTAGTCGGCTCAGTAGTATCTAGTATTTACAAAAGTTTTTCTGACCGAAACGGTATAGACGTTTATCAAGAAGTTAGTGTGCCAGATTTCGATAAGTGTGATATTTCTAAGGGTGTTTCTGACTTAAATCAGAGCAGCGAGGAAATCAAACAAGAAAACATATTTAGGTATGCTGTTAGCGGTAAGTGGGAGATTATCGAACCACCTTACTCGCCTCAAGGTCTGGCTGATCTTCTAAATGCTGATGAGGTTCATTACAGAGCAGTAACTACGAAAGTTACTGATTCCGTTGGTAGGGCCTATAACATTGACTCTCACCAAAAAGTAATTGAGGATAGTGAGTTAGAGGTATTAGCTGAAGGACAAGAAGCGATACCTAAGAGCTTGTTCACAAAAGAATCTAACATCATTAAAGAGTTTCTTCGAGAGTGTAACCCCCGACTAGGTTTTGAGGAAGTAATTAAATGTGCTGCTCAAGATCGAGAAGCTATAGGCTGGGGAGCGATTGAGGTGACTCGAAACCCTGTTACTAAGAGAATCCAACACATTCAGCATATTCCTGCTGCTCGTATTAAGGTTCTTAGAAACTGGGAAGGTTTTGTCGAGGAAAGGAAAAATTCCGGTGCCCCACAATACATCTACTATCAGAATTTCGGTGAGAAGGTTGGTGTTGATCGAACAATTCCTATGCCCGATGGAACAAAGTATAATTACTTTGAGACGTTTGACCCCCACAAGCACAAAGCGTTGGATTCATCTGAAGTCCGTTGGAATCTAGTTGATAAAAATAATGGTATGCCTACTAATGATTTATCAGCGTCGGCAAACGAGATTATCTGGTTGGTAAACTCTCACCCTAATACCATTTATTATGGTT